AGAAAAAGAATTTTTTCAAGATAATCCAGTATTTCAAAAACTTAATAGTTTACAATTAAATTATTCAATTTTTGATAATAATGTAGTTTATACAGATTTTAAAGACTACATACAAGAAAGAACTTATAATATACTAAGTACTGAAGGATTAAGCGAATTAGAAATAAAGAAAATAAATGAAGTAAGGAGTAGAGTTGCTAATCAATTAAAAAATGTAAATATTTCAATGGCTAACCTAGATACTGGTTTGAATGAAAAAGGATTATCTAGTGTTGAAACTGGTATAGTAAAATTAGATATTTATGATGGGATGGACAGTATAGTAATTAATCGTAGCGATATGGTTAAGGTTGTTGAAGACTTTGAAAGATTTTATAATCAATATAAAGATAAACTTGAAAATAAAAAACCAATACAAGCATTAAAAGATACTTTCGATGGAACTAAGAACGAACATTCTTATGATGAAGCAAGTGTTGAAAGTGCTATGAAGTATTTAATACTTGAAACTGCATTAAAAAGTGATAGTGATACTGAATTATTAAAAGTTCTTAATTCAAAAGATGCAGTTGAAATAGATAAATATATTAAAAGAATTAAACTAGTAACTACTAAAAACTTTATAAGACCAACAAAAAATTATTTAGAATCTATTATACAATCTAGAGCAGCTATTGAACGAGACTTTGCAGACCCAGTTTCTGAGTTGTTAAAAGAAAGATTGCGAGATGGAAAACATAGAGTAGCTATATGGGATGATAGTACAGAAAATATGGCAAAGATTGTTGACGATGTTGTTAATGAATTTAAAGACCAGATACCAGAACTAGAAGGATACGATAGAAAAAATATTGTAGGAAGAGCGCATGAAAAAGTTTCTGGATTTGATAGTATAGGTTTTTTATCTAAAGGTGCTATGATGGAATATCATACAATGATGGGTCATAGTCCAGATTCTAAAAATCCAATTAAACCAATCATATCATCTCAAGGAGAAGGTAAAACATTACTATATGGTAAAACCCTTTTTGTCTATAGCCCAGCATTAGATGGGTTCTTTGATAAAAATCCCGTAGATATATTATTAAGCGATTCTGGTGCAAAAATATACGACCCTAAGATAGTTGACGGAGAAGAACAAGATAGTATTCTTAAGGGATTAGAATGGAATGATTTAAAAGATTACAGGATAACAGATAGGAATACATTTATAAGGGAGATAGATTTAGATGCTATAGGTTTTAGACCAGAAAAAGATGCTGACCTCTTATCTGCAAGTGAGTCTGACGCTGATTATAATTATATGAACAGAGATGAGCATAGAGATGCATTTAAAGGATTGATAGATGAGTTAACTGCTAACTTAAATCAAATGGAGTCTATAATGGCAGACCCTTATAAAATGAACTTTTTTATGAGGGAACAATTAGAAAAAAATAATATACCAGATTCCCCAGAACAAGGAGCGTTATCTAATCTCAGCAATATGATGTATTACTTGCAATTAAATGATGCGGCTAATCCATATGATTATAGTTCAAGTCAAGTTCAAAAGTATTTAGCACAACAATATATAGATACATTATTTAGCACAAGAAGGTCTATCACTAACAGAGTTTATTCTGAAAAAGATAAAAACCTAGCATTGCAGTCTAATAGATATGGAGGGCAAGCTCCACTAGTTCAATCTGGTAAGTCATTTTTAGGTGAAGGATTAAAAACTAGATTATTCCCTACATTGTTTGATTCTAATAATAAAATGATATTAAGAGGTCAAATAGCCCTTCCACATAAAGAAAGAGATACTAGTTTATCTGAATTGCCTGACGATAAAAATATTAGAATAGTCCAAAATACTAAAGTATTAACATTGGAACAATTTAAAGAAGAGTTTGTTAAACAAATAAAAGATACTGAGGGATTAGCAAAACTTTTAAAAATAAAAGATGCAGATAATAAAGTTATTGAAAATTTAGATGATATATTTAGTAATGGAACAATAGGAAGTGTTCACGATTCCTTAGAAAAACTATCTAAATTAATAAATACAAGATATGAAATTGGAATAGTATCAAGAAGAAACCCAAGAACAAGACCCAATGATATAACCTTATTAGGATTAAAAGGTTTTTTAGATGAAGAACAGGGAATAGGTGTTGAGATTAATAGCTATGATATTGCCAATGTATATGAAGGTGATTATGATGCTGATAAAGTAGATTACTTTTTTGCACATAGTGACTATATGTTTGATTATATCAAAAGAAATCAAGCATTTTACGTTCAAGGAATAGACCCTAATGACTTACAAGAGAAACCTTCTTTTACATTTCAAATGAATGCTACAGATTCTAGAAAAGCTACATTGCAAAAGATGGGTCAAAGCATAGCATTTAAAAAAGCAATTGGATTAGCACAGAAAACTCCTAGAAAATTAAATTATTTACAAAACTTAGCGAATAGAAATCATTTAACAAAAAAAGTAAAAGTATGGGAAAATGTAGTTACAGAAGATGATGAAGGGAACTTAATAGGGCCTTCGATTCTTTATAATTCTGATGTTGATGCAAATGGTAAAACAACAGAAGTTGTTACAATTGATACAGAATCTCTTGCTTATTATCAAAGAGCAGCTTTAGAGGTTCAATATATTATTGATGGTGCAAATAAATTAAATAAAAATATAGCAGGGAATATATATGAATGGGCGGATAACTTTTTATTTCCAAAATATGAAGATTCAATATCTCCTACAGATGCTAATTCTCAAGACTTAAAAGATATATTAAAAAATGGAAGAACCGCTAACGGTCAAAGAGTAAGGATATTTTCTAAATATGAATTAGTAGATGGCAAGTATCAAGAAAGTACAAAAGATTTGAATGATGCAGATAAATTGATTATAAAAGAGTTTTTGAATCAACAGAATAAACTTCTTAATGCTTTTGGTGATAGCAAGTATGTTGCTGGTGAAAAAAGAAAAACTAGTTTTTATGATATGAATATGGCTAGTAAAGTATTTAAAAGTTTCCATGAAGATGTATATGATGGATTAAATAGATTTTTAGCATATAAAAAATCTGATATAAAAAATAAAGAATATTTAGAAACATTATTAGATAAAAAACAAAATAGATTTGAACCAATAGCAGATGCAATTGAAAATGTTGCTAAAGGCGATGGCGGCAATTATTTAGATAGAATCGCTGTTCAGATAGGTACAAGAGATTTATTAGAAAATAAAAAAGAATACAATTTAGATATAGAAACATTCCAAGAAATAGATAATTGGTACAATAGATTGGTATCTAGTCCTTCTAGATTTGAAGACTATAGAAGATTGCAAGACCCATTTGACCAAGAAGAACCTACAGGAAATACACAGGAAGAACAGGATGCTTTTGTTGAGAGGTCCGATGAAATATCGCAAGGAATAAAAAACGATACTCAAAGATTTAATAGGCAAGTAGCAATAATTAAAAACTTAGACAAGAAAAAGAAACAGATAGAAAAAACTAATTACGCTTGGAAGTGGAAGAAGAAAAAAATATCAAATATAGATTGGGTTATAAACAAATTAACTAATGAACTTAGAGAAAAATACCCAGAATCTGTTAAAAGAAAAATACATCCTAAAGATTTAAAATACAAAAATTATGTTGCTATAGAAGATAGTGACTTAAAAACAAGTATTATTCATGCAAATACAATGAACGCAATGTTAAGAAACTTCTATGGAACTCGTTATGATAGTTGGATTGAAACATTAAAAGATGATGAAGCAATAAAAGATTTAAAAGCTATAAAAGAATTTAATAAACAAACTTACGGTTCTAACACATTGCTTGATGAAATATTCCCATATGGAAAAGAATCTCTTATAACAAAGAATGAAGTATTTAAATATGTTGAAGAACATAAAGGAGATATGGGTAGTGTTTATGAATTAAGACAAAATTATTTAATATCAATGATAGAAAAACATGGAGTAAATTTTCTCTATGCATATATGGAACCGATTAGAAACAGAGATGATATAGGAATATTTAACAATAGACCAGTTGCAATGCCTTACAAAGAAAGTGCTAGATACAGACATGGATTGCAAACTATAGTTGGATTAGCGAATGGAAAGTTAGAGTTAGGCGATACTGTTGACAGTAAAGAACAATCTCAAAAATGGGGTGAGTGGTTATTGAGTGGAATGATAGAATCCAATGAACATTATAGAAGATTTTTTGACAAAGATATTTCTATGATGAATTTAACAGATTCTAATATGGAACGATTTGGATTAATGCCTTTTACTAAAAATGTAGAAAATAGAATGAGGGAAAATAATTCTGACTTTGATTGGTTATCTCAAATGTTACCATCTAATCCATTGTCAACTATTAATAAATCAGTAATAGAATTTTATGCAAATTACGCAGACATGATGCCAGATAAATCAAAAGAGCAATATAAAGATTTTCTTGATTCAATAAATGACTTAGATGAATTTTCATCTAGGAAAGATTATTTAAATCCTATGAAATACTTAAAGAAAAGATTAGACAATGATGAGCAATTTTTAGAAATGATTCAAAAAGATATATTTACCATGGCTGATGAAAATGGATTACCTCGTCATGCAAAAGATAATCCTATGTATACTCATTTAAAATATTTAAAGTTTAAACCTAAACAAACTAAGTCTTCAAATACTTTACTAAGTATGCTTAAAAGTGTTAATCAAGTACATGAAGATTTAATGACAGGAGCTAGACAGAATCCTATGAGAGACTCTGGATATGAATCATTTAGAATGATGAAGGAATATGCAAAATGCAAGTAGATTGCGATAAAACATATAATAGAAAAGCATTAAAATTACTTGATGGTATAGAAAAATGGGCGAGTACAGATATGGTTGCTCGTAATATACAATCTCCATACCAAGCAGCTATGTCAATGTTTGAATCAAGATTTAATATAGAAATGGAATATGCTATGTTGTTAAGTCCAGAACAAGGTGGTGCATTTCTTACTAGTGGTAATATAAATTCTTTTATAAGAGACTTAAATAGATATGCTCAAAGGGTAGATAGTGGAAAATTTACACAGTTTGAAACTACTGAAGGATTTATGGTTGGAACAGTATTAGGTAAACGAGACCCAGTATTAGCAGAAAGTTTAAAGAATCTTAGAAAGATAGTTGATAATGATAACAAAAGAAAAGACAATCTTAATAAACAATTTAAAGATGTAGTTGACCAAATAAGAGCATCTGGTGGAATAACTGGTGCATTTAACACTTCAAAACTTAATTCTGCATTAAAGAAACACAGACAATTAGAAATAGATTATATAAAAGCATTAGATAGTGGAACGGAAACAGAACAAAACGAAGCAAAAAAAATACTGCAAGATTTTGAAAATAGCGGTTCCGTAAAAACTTTTGTTGATTTTATAAAAGTAGTAGAAGACAAGATGCCTAAAGCTATAGATATTAAATACAAGGCAGAAAAGGCATTAGCAGAGGGTGGAGATAAAGATGCTATTAATAGAGTTGAACAATATGATAGTGGTAAAAAACTTGTAAGATTAACTGATTCTGAAACTCGCACATATTTAGAACAATTAGGAGTATCTTCTGACGTAATTAGTCCATTGATAAAATATAATTCTTTAATGGAAGATTCCTATAGAGTATTAAGAAATGGTATTGATGAAAAAATAAATATTGTTATTAAACAAATAGAAAATAAAAAAGGTTTTAAACTTACTGTAGATAATTTAAATGCATTAAAAGAAAATTTACGTTCTAGATTAATGCCTAGATATTCAGAAGGTTACTTCCCTCATTTTACAAAACAACTTAATGCTAAGATGATGGATGGAATGATGAAACACTTTGATGAATTAGATACAGCATTAATAGATATGAAACATGATAGTAAATCTATAGATGAGATTATTAGAGACATTAAGGTAGCGATACCAGATTATGGTAAGTCTAGACAAAGAGATGGTTATAATGAATACAGTATGAATTTTATTGATGTCATAAATACATACATTAATGATGTTAATAAATTTAATACTCAAGTGTTTGTTAAAAGTGGATTGATTGATTCTTTAAATAAAGCAAGGTCAATGTATAACAAAGAATCTCAATACGCAGGTAAGATTGTTGATATAATAAATAGTTTGTATGGTTCTGTAAATGGTAGAGTAAATAATACTGGTTCAATGCATGAAATTAAAAAAGCTTTACTCTCATACCAATTTACTAATAAACTAGGTTTTAGTGTACGTTCTGCAGCTAGAAACGCTACTCAGTATTTAATGAACTTTGCAACATTTGGTTATTCAGCAGTTAGAGAATCAAGAAAGTATTTACAGGAAAAAAGAGCTACAGAAATATTTGGTGGTGACTTAGATGATTTTATGAAAAAAGAAAATCTTTTTATGGATACATCAGAAGCTCTTATAGAATCTGGTATAAGTAGTGAGTCTGCTTCTTTTAATAGAATAAGAAGGATGGATGAAAATGGTAAGATAGTTTACGCAGATGAAGAAAGTTTCTTATATAAAGGTTCTAAGATATTCGCCACTAAGATGGGCCAGATTGCAAACATAAGTGCTGGTCTGCATAGAAGTGTAGAAAATGCTAATAGAAAACTAACTGCTGAAATTGCATTTGCTCAGATACAAAAGATAATGGATGGCAATCCCAAGTTCCAACAGTATTTAGAAAATAAGGTAAGAGCTGAAAAAGAAAATAATCCAGAATCAAAACTTACAGTACAAGGTTTAAGAAGAAGTATTACTAAAAACTATGCTAAAAATATGGTTTATCTTAATCATTTTGATTATGAAGGTTATGCAAAAGCAAGAAATATGAGGGAAGGTGTAGGTCAATTTTTGTTTCAGTTCCAACATTATGGTATGGAATTTTTAGAAAGGAACTGGTCTATATATAAAGAAGCTCAAGGTGATAGAAGGGCATTTATGGAAAATGTTGTAAGAGGTGAAGACAGTTTTTCTAATTGGGTTAAAGATGCTAGAGGTGTGCATAAAGCAATGAATGTATCTGTTGCATATTTTATGGCTCCACTATTAATAAGTTACGTTTCTGGATATAACCAAACTCTTATCGAACATACAGGAAAAGAATTTTTAGATGACTTATGGTTATTGTTTACATCAGACTATGATGACCCAGATGCTATAGAAAAAATAAATAGAGAATTTTATGGTAAAGGTATTGTGGGTTCTAAACTCGGTCCTACGTTTGCAACTATGATGGATATAGGTGTAATGATGGAATTAATAAATGCAGATAGTGAATATCTAGACAATATATTGTTTACTGTTGGTGATTATGCTAATGATGATACTATGGAAACTTATGGCAGATATGCTAGGTTATTAAATCAAATGGGTGGAAGAACATATGATAGATATATTCCTATGACTGCTAAAACTCCTTATGGTCTTGGTGCAGCTGCTATGCAAGAACTTACATTGTATCCTAAGAAAAAAGATGAAAGAACTATATATAGAGACATTGTAGAACCAACGACTAAAGAAGCATTTCCTACATATTACTTTGATAGATTACAAAGGAAAAGTAAATCTAAAAAGAAAAGGTATACTGGTTTACCGATAGAAATACAAAATTCATTAAAAGAATTAGAACGAAGAGGTAAGTAAAAACCTACCTCTCCATTCCCAGCCAGCAAAGGAGATTATGCTGTGAATCTTTCTTCCTTACTCATTTGAATTATAGTTTCTAATTTCTTAGTTGCCTCTCTAAATAACTTTAGCATTTCTAATATCTTATCTACGTTATTCTTTTTTGATAATACAAATAAGGCTTCGGGCATGTTTTTACAAGTGTTAATCCACATATCTATACTGTCTTTATTTTCTATCATTATTACTCTCCTTTTCTTGATGTCTTCCGTACATCGTTATTAAAATACTATCAGCACTCCATAGAGTTGCTTTTTCTGGTTGGATGAATATAGAAGCAATGTCTTTTAGTGCATTTTTTCTATCCTTTTTTTCTTTAGGAAGTTTAAAATTATTTTGTTCTTCCCAAAATTTCATCCATTTTTGTGGTGATACTTCTACTATTTTAGTTATTCCTTTTATTGAATTAAGTATTCCTAACCACGCTCCATAGTTTACTCCAAACTTAAATAAAGAACTCCTACCATCATGTGGCATAGCATGTACTTTTTCTATGTATGCTACTGCTTCTTTATTTTGATATGCATTTAAAGCCATAGAAACACTTAATCTTCTACCAGATATTTTTTCGTGGCATTTGTAGTAGTGAATTTTTTTTTCTTCTGTGTTAGTAAAACTTATAGCTCCACTAGCGCCAGGGTCTATTCCTATTATTGTTTTCATTGTGCATCCTTTCTATAAGAATAATTATGCGCACTCTTTACATACTTTTTCTTATATGGTTTATATGTTCTTGTAGGGGGTATGTATTTATCTCCTACAATCTCTCCGTTAAATACATTTATAAGTTTAGTTGTTAATTCATTACCAGCTTGATTACCTATAGATGTATTGTTTTCGTACTTTGAACATCCTTTATTTAGTATATCTTCTGGTATTTTTTTCTGGGTGCTACCACCAATAAGTTTGAACCAATAACAGTTCTTTTCATATTCGTAGTAACACCCATAACAACTTTTATGCAACTGTGTCTCTTTCCGCCTCTTTGTGGTCATTGTAAAACTTACACTTGTTACCATTGAAACCCATAGGATAAGTACCAATAGTACCGTATCTGCTTTTAGCTACAATGACTTCACTCTTGTATCTGTTGTATCGTTCACTATCAAAGTTGTACCCATAGAATACAAACATAGCTGATTCAGCAGTTTGCTCGATTACACCTGACTCTGCATAGTCACTCATTCTAGGTCTAGGGTCGAATCGTTTTTCTATGTCACGATTAAGTTGTGATACTAAAAGTGCAGAACAATTGTTTTGTTTGACTGCCCATTTGTAGTCTTGTACAATCTTCTCAATCTCGAATCGTCTGTCTTTGTTATTCATTCCAACGTCTATCAATTGAATATAGTCATCAATAACTACATCTGGTTTGTGTTTATTAATCTCACGAATACAATCATCAAGATTCCGTATATCATCAAATGCTGTAAGATTTGCATACTTATCTTTAACATATTCAGATACGCTAGTAAGAGCTGGTTTCTTATCATCGGTAATGCCAGAACGAATCATAGAGTATGTAATGTCTCTAGATTCCATGACGTACAATTTCTTCATTGTTTCTACATTACTCATCTCACGATTGAATAACATCACATTGTACCCTTGTTCAATCAAACCTCTTACAATGTTCAACATCAATGTAGTCTTACCATGGCCAGGTCTACCACCTAGCACAGTAATTTCTTTACGAGTCATTCCTCCTGCGAAGTTGTCAAGTTTACCAAGACCAAACTGTATCGTATTAGATTGTTCTTGCAATGCTACATTAGTCTCTTCAACAATATCAGATATGTCTCTAGATTTAGAAGGTTGTATGTGTCTTAGTTCTTCAATAAGTCTGCTATGATTTTCGATTATCTTCCCTACCTCATTGTAGTTATCGTAACTAGCATTAAGTAGTTCTTGAGCTGACTTAGTTGTTTCCCTTTGTACATACCTTTCCCATACAATTCTAGCATAATGTTCTACTTTAACCTTACTAGGACTTCTGTCTTCCAAATCCATCAAGTATACAGTATCTCTTACTCCGTACTTATCCATCATTGTATCTGATAATGTGATTGTATCAATTGGTATTTTATTATTGTACATTTCCTTCATACATTGAAAGACTTGCATACATTTAGTAGAATACATTGCTTCATCTTCTCGTATCCAAGCCATTGCTATTTCCATTTCAACATCTCCACCTTGAAGTATGCTGCCAAGCATTGCCTCTTCGGCTTCAACATTTGAAGGAGCAGATTTGATACTCTCTCCTTTAGGTATTTCTTTCATATAATCTCCTTTAAAACAAACTTGTCTGATTGACAGGTTCGTAGTTTAATATTAAGTATTCTTTTCTTTTCTTAGCCCTATGTTCATCGGTAGCACCCATGTACTTTAAATCAATGGTCTTTACATTGTAATCTTTGTACAACTCATACACCTCGTCTCTGTAGTCGTATGAGACCATGAATTTAGCACCTTTAGAATCTAGTTCATCTACTTTTTCTTTCAGTCTTAGATGGTCTTCAGCAGTAAAGTTATGTGCATAGTAATCACCTCTGTCTGTTGCTACAAAATAAGGTGGGTCTAAGTACCAAAAATCATTGCTGTTGGCTTTGTATCTATCAATAAGTTCTCCAAAATCTAAGTTCTCAATAGTTGCACCATTGATTTTAGTTCTTGAATACTCAAACTCATCTTTCCAATCTCTAGACCAATCCTTTCCCATAGACATAGGAGTGTGAATTAGTTTGTTGAAACTGTGTCTAAGACAATAAAAGTATTTAGCAGCTTGATGTGGGTCTGGAATGTCAAT